GACGGGATCTCCGCGACCGTGACGGCCATGGCGCGGGCACTGGTAGCGGCGCCCAAGAAGCACTCAATTTATGCGACCCGCGGGTTACTCACTCTATGAAAAATCTTGACCTTCAGGACGTGCTGATTGTTGGCGGCTTCTTGGGGTTGGAATCCGGCGTGGCTGCGATCTACTGGCCGGCAGCGCTGATTCTGGGCGGCCTGATGTCCTTCGCCTTCGCACTCTTGATCGAGCGCTCCCAGCGCATAGCGAAGCGTGAAGCGTTGGCGGCGAATAGGAGACAGTAATGGGTTGGCTGAGTAACAACCTCGGCATCAAGGCGTTCTCGCTCGAAGATCCGGCGCAGCCGCTCCTGCCCATGAGCGCGCTTTTTGAATCGCTCGGGATTGGCCGTTCCGACGCCGGCATGATGGTCAACGAAAAGCAGGCGTTGCGGCTCACCACGGCATACGGCTGCATCAAGATTATCAGCGAAGACCTCTCGCGCATCTCCCTGGACATCTTCCAGCAGATGCCCGACGACAGTATGCGGCTGGCGACGATGCATCGCTGTTACCCGCTCCTGCATGATCGTCCGAACCCGAATATGTCGAGCCAGGTCTGGCGCGCGGCCATGCTCGCCTCGGTCTCCTCCTACGGAAATGGCTATTCCTGGATCAAGCGCGACAAAGCCGCGCGAGCGATCGCGCTCGTGCCGCTCGATTCCGGCAGAACCTCCCCAGTGAAGATCAACGGGGAGTTTGCTTATGCCACCACGCAGACGGACACCGGCCAGGTTGCGCGGATCGACCCCGAGAACATGCTGCATTTCATGGGTCTATCCCTCGATGGCATCGTGGGCCTCTCTCCAATCCAGTTATGCAAGAACGCCTTCGGACTGAGCATGGCCGCCGAGAAGTTCGGAGCGCAGTTCTTCGGCAATGGCGCCCGAGCCACAGGAGTCCTGAGTCATCCGCAGACGTTGGAGCCGGAGGCCTACGAGAACCTCAAAAAGTCCCTGCGCGAATGGGCTACCGGGGAAACAGCCCTCCGGCCCGTCATTCTCGAGGAGGGCATGAAGTGGGAGCAGATCAGCATCCCCCCCGAGGATGCTCAGTTCATCGCCACGCGGAAGTTCCAAAAAGAGGAAATAGCTTGCCTCTATCGCGTGCCCATGCACCTTCTCCAGGATCTTCAGCGGGCCACCAATAACAACATCGAACACCAAGGACTCGATTACGTCCGCTTCTGTCTTTCGCCACGCGCGGTGAACATGGAACAGGAGATCAATTACAAGCTCCTCGGTGGACCATTTTTCTGCGAGCACAACTTCATGGACCTGACGCGCGGGGACTTCGCATCGCAGACGGCCGGGCTGATGGCGCTTCGAAACGGCGGTATCTATCATGCCGACGATGTGCTCCGGGCGCTCAGGCAGAATCCGATAGGCGAGGCCGACGGCGGCCACATTCGAATCGTTCAAGGGGCATACATTTCCCTCACGTCGCTGCTGCCCGGCGAAGAGGATAACTCGGCGGCTGGCGGGGGTGCGGGCACCAATTCCGACGAGGGGAACCCGGCCGCCGACTTACGTGGCCACCAGATCATCGCCTCCTATCGCCGGCTGTTCCGGGACGCTGTCGGGCGCGCGATCAACCGTGGTGGAGAAACCGAATTCACTCGGCGCGCGATTTACCCGGCGGTCGCATCGATGGCGCAAGCGCTCGTTGCGCAGCGATTCGGAAACGCCGAGCTATCGAGGCGGGAGCTCGAGGTCGTCGAATCGCAAGTTGCGGAAATAGCCCCCGCCGCCGCCGGGTGGCAAAAGAAAGATGCCGCGGCTATTGCGGCACGAATCACAGAACAGGTTTACGGCGCACTCGCGCTGGAGGTTTTATGACTGGCAACCCCGACGTAATCAAAGCTCTACAGGCGGCCGTTGCGGCCGAATCCCATCTCAACATTCAGTACCGCCTCGATTGGCGGTCACTGAAGTTCCTGGGCGTCAAAAAGATCGCGTGCAAGATCAAGTCGCTCGGATGCGATGCCCATCGATTTCTGAAGAAGCTGACCGATCGGCTGCTTTTGCTGGGAGGCAACCCGGGCTACGTCGCGGCGCCGGTAACCGAACAGCCAACGCTTACGGCGACGTTTCAGGCCGAGCTCGCACTGGAGATGGCGATCATCCAGCCCTACGAAGAAGCCATCCAGACCTGCATGAAGGCGCTCGACGATGCCAGCCGGAACCTGTTCGAGCACCTGCTTAAATGGCACCAGCAGCACGTCGGCTGGCTTGAGCAGCAACTCCGTCTGATCGCTGGAATCGGCGAGGACGAATACATCGCGGAGAAAATGTAAATGCCTTTGCAATTGCACCAACCCAACAAGCGGCCACCGACCGCGGCGGTCGCGCCGCGACCGCGCTTTCAAGCCTCGATTCTGCCCGATGGCACACTCGAGATGCTGATCTATGGAGACATCGTGGACGCGGCCACCATCAGCATGCTGGAATCCTGGGGCTGCTCCACCGAAGGGCTGATTAGCGCCACCGCCATCAAAAAGCAGATGGATTTGGCCGGCGGCTACACCAAGATTGCATTGCGCATCAACTCGCCCGGCGGTGACGCCTTCGAAGGCATCGCAATTCATTCCCTGATGCGTTCGCAGGGCAAGCCGGTGGCCGTGTTCGTGGATGGAGTTGCCGCCTCCTCTGCCTCTATCGTGGCGATGGCGGGGGACACGATCACGATGGGGCCGAGTTCCATGATGATGATTCACAACGCCTGGTCCGACTGCCGCGGCTACGCCAGCGACATGCGCAAGATGGCCGATACGCTGGATAAGGTTTCGGAGTCGATGGGCCAGGCGTATGTGGATCGCACGGGAAAAACGACGGCGGAAATCCAGGCCCTCATGGACGCCCAAACGTGGATGTCCTCCCAGGATTGCTTGCGAGATGGATTCTGCACCGAGATCAGCCAGGTCGAGGAGCCGGAAGCGATGGCGCTGGCGCAGAGGTTCCGCGCGCGATTCCGGGCGAAGGCTGAGTGCGAATGCTCGTGTGAGAATTGCGCGGCGTCGAACTGTGACGCCTGCACCAAGGCGGACTGCGCCGACAAGAACTGCAAGGACTGTCCAATGCAGGAAGGCGCCACCGCGGAATCGGATTTGAGTCTGTACGAGGCCCGCATGTCGATGCTGGGCCGCTGAACCGAGTTATAAGCCGATCCCACAACCATCGGCAAGCGAGGCGTGGGCGCCAGGGCGCTCGCAGGCGCGCAATCTGAACAACACAAGGAGAAATCTCATCATGTACGCCAAAGCGTTACGAGAAAAGCTCGCGCCACTGGCCGCCCAGTTGCAGACCATTGTGGACAAAGCGAAAAACGAAAACAACCGGGGCCTGACCTCCGAAGAGCGTGAGAAGTTCCACGCACTCGAAACCGAGTATACGGCCCTCGAAGACAGCATCAAGGCCGCCGAGAAGGCGACCTCCATTGTGGACGCGCTGGCCGCCGCGCCGGGTGGCGTAAAGCCCACGGAAGTCCAGGTGGAAGAGCTCCAGGACACCATGCGGATCACCGGCAAGGCCCGCGCCGAGCGCATGAAGGACCCCGGTTACCGGGCGTTCTCGAAATGGCTGCGGCATGGGCTGGCCGCGCTCGACTCCGAGGAGCGGATTCACATGCGGATCGATAACGATCCCAGGATTCGCGCTCAGCAGACGCTCACCACCACCGGCGGCGGCTACCTGATCCCGACCGGATTTTCGGGCCTGCTCGAAGAGGCCAAGAAGTGGTTCGGGGGAATCGATGGCGTGGTCGAGAAGTTCACCACCGAGTCGGGCAATCCGTTCCCGTGGCCGACCGTCAATGACACAACGAACCGTGGCCGCATCATCGGAATCAATGCGCAGGTCACGGAGACCGACTTTGCGTTCAACCAGGTCACGTTCAACGCCTACATCGGATCGAGCGACCTGATTCTGATTCCGCTCGCTCTGATCCAGGACGCTTTCTTCGATATGGACGCTCTGACCGCGCGGCTGCTCGGCACCCGCCTGGGCCGTCTCTACAACTGGAAATGCACCCTCGGGACCGGCTCCTCCGAACCCTACGGCATCGTGCCCGCGGCCTATGCCGCCGGGGGAACTTACCAGTTCGCCAGCAACAGCGGCGCCGGCGTCACGGCTCCGGCCTATGCGGACCTGGTGGAACTGGAGCACACCGTCAATCCGTCGTACCGGTTCCAGCCGGCCACCCGCTGGATGTTCAGCGATCTGGTGCTGAAATCCCTCAAGAAGATTGTGGACAGCGTGGGCCGGCCGCTGTGGCAGCCGGGCCTATCGGCCAGCTTCCGCGACGGCGCCGCGGTGGATCTGATCGCGGCCAAGCCGCTCATCCTCGATCACCCCTATGTCATCAACCAGGACATGGCGACGCCGGCCCAAAGTGCCAAGTCCGTGCTTTTCGGCGACATGAGCACCTTCAAGGTGCGTGAAGTGGCCGGAGGGACGACGGTCATGCGGCTGGTCGAGCGCTACGCCGATTACCTCCAGGTCGGTTTCATCGCCTTCCAGCGTTTCGACTCCCAACTCATCGATGCCGGCACGCACCCGGTAGCCGTCGGCGTCAACGCCGCGAGCTAAGCGGACACCGGATTCTCCCATCTGCAGCGTGCGGCCCGATATCCTCCAGGGGCCGCACGCCTTTTTTGAAAGACGCCAATGGCTCTAATCTGTACAGCCCCGCCGCTCGTTGAACCGGTCTCGATGCAAGAGCTGAAGGACATGCTCCGCATGGACCAGGGCGATGCCTCCCAGGACGACGTCCTGACGACGCTCGAAGTAGCGGCGCGGGCGTGGTGCGAAACGCTCACACAGCGCCGCTTCGTTCAGCAGACTTGGGCGCTGATGATGGATTTCTTCCCCGGTTACATCGACATGAAGCTGGCCGGCCAGAAGGTGTCCTCTCCCTTCGTCTCCGGATCGAACGCCGTGCTGGTGGGCATTCGTTACGCGGTCCTGCTTCCGTATCCGCCCGTGCAGAACCTGGTCACCTTCGTTTACCAGGACGCCAACGGCGCCGTTGCGGACATGATGAACGGGCATCCAGGCGCCCCGGCAGAATGGAACTTCGTCTTGGACCTGCAATCACAGCCCGCGCGCCTCACGCCGCTGTTCGGCCAAATGTGGCCCGTGGCTCGCGTGGTCGTCAATGCCGTGCAGGTGAACTACAAGGTAGGGTACGCCACGCCGATGGCAGTGACCACAACGAGCGGCGCCGACGTCCTCACGGGCGGTTCCTTCACTCAATCCAACGTCGGCCAGCCGATCTCGATCCCAGGGGCCGGAGCACTTGGAGGGTGTCTGAACACGGTAATAGCCTCGGTCGACGACGAGGGCGCGGCGACGATCCGCGATCTAGCATTGACCGGCGGGGCCGCGACCGCGCTCCTGGTCACCAATGGTACGCCGGGGCATTGGGAGTTGCTCAAGCTCGCCATCAAGGTCTTGGTGAACGCCTGGTATGTGAACCGCGTTCCCAGTTTCGATGCCAAGGCGCGCGATTGTGTGAAAGCGGTCTTGGGTCCGGTCATGGATTTGAGGCTTTGAATGTCGCTCGGCTCCGATTGGCCCACCGTTGATCCTGGACGGTTCCGGCATCAGATCACTCTCCTGGAGCAGGTCCTGGGGGAGGATGCATCGGGTGCGAAAGTGGACTACAAGGCGGATGATATCCCCGTGACGGCGTGGGCTGATTTTGAGTATCTCCGGGGAACCGACATCATCAAAGCCGGCCAGGATGTCTCGCAGGTTTACGTCAAGGTCACCATGTGGTTTCGGCCGGAGTTCACGGCGAACAAGCGAATTCAGACCTCGGATGGCGCGCAGTTCGTGATTCAGGCTGTGGAGAACGTGAGGCGCATGAACATGTACGCCGTGCTGATATGCCTCGGGATCGGGCCAAATTACTGAAGGCGATAAGGTGAAGGAAGTTCTTCTAATCAATCCGCGGTCCGACTTCCTCGCAGAGCCGGGCTTTGTGCCTCCCCTGGGTCTACTCTATTTGGGAGCCGCGCTCGAGGCGCACGGGTTCCGCGTGCAGGTGGCCGATCTGAACTTACCTGGCGAGACGCTCGATGGCTATAACCCTTCCTTGATTGGAGTGACCTGCGTCACGGCCCAATTTGCTGCGGTGCGGTCTCTGGTCTCACGATGCCGGTCTCTCTATCCGGGCGTGCGGGTGGCGGTTGGAGGGCCGCACCTCTCGGTGCGCAGGGATGCGGAACGCCTGGGCGCGGATGTTGGCGTCGCAGGCGACGGAGAGGAAACGATCATCGCTTTGGCTGCTGGGAATGGCGAGGACCGCGGGCCCGTGGACGTCGACCGCTACCCGATTCCGGCGCGTCATTTGGTGCCGATCGCGGATTATTCGTGCGCGGTGGACGGAGAAGCCGCAACTTCGCTCGTCTCGCAACGGGGCTGCCCATTTGCCTGCGCTTTCTGCTCGCGGTGGGCCAGCACGCGCAAGGTGCGCGCGCGGCTGGTCGACAACGTCATCGAGGAGATCGGCCAGTTGAAGGATATGGGTTTCGGCTCCCTGGTCTTCCATGACGATGAGATGAATTTATTGAACGGCCGTTTGCTCAACCTCTGCCGGCGAATGGCTCCGCTCGGCATGCGGTTCAAGGCCAACGCGCGGGCGGACCTGTTGACGCGCGAGCAGGCCGAGGCCTTCGCCGCGGCTGGCTGCTCATGGCTGTGTTTCGGCGTAGAGAGTGGATCGGCGGAGATCCTGCGTAAGGTCTCCAAGGGGACAACTCCAGAGGTCAACACACGCGCGCGTCGGTTCTGCCGCGAGATGGGGATCAAATTCAAGGCGTTCACCATCATCGGTCTGCCGGGCGAGACGCGCGGGACCGTAGAGCAGACGCGGCGCTGGTTGATCGAGAACGAAGTGGATGATCTGACGGTCACGATGCTGGTTCCATACCCCGGCAGCGCGATCCACGAGCATCCGGAACGATTCGACGTAGAGTTCGAACTCGATTACGAACGGCGCGGCGTGCCCTTTCGCGGCGCGGCCGGCCTTCAGTTGCCACATACCACACGAACGGCCGCCCTTGATGCTGATGAGCTGGCGGAGTTGCCCGAGATCATCGAAGCATCGGTGCGCCGGGAGTTGGGTTTATCGCGCCGCACGTCCGGCGAGGAGGTCGCGGCTTGAGGCTAAATTTAGGGTGCGGAGACAGGCAACTTTTGGGTTATGTCAATGTCGATATCTGCCCTCCCGCCGACCAGATTGTAGATCTGAGGGAAAACTGGCCGTGGCCCGACTGCTCGGTGGATGAGATCATAGCCGACAACGTCATCGAACACCTGCCCGACAAGATTCACACGATGAATGAGGTGTGGCGAGTCCTGCGGCTCGGCGGGACGATTGTAGTCACCGTTCCAACTACGGATGGATCGGGAGCATTTCAGGACCCGACTCACGTTTCATTTTGGCATCGGCGAAGTTTTCTCTATTTCGAGGCGGGGTGCTACTATCGGAATCGCCTTGCTCAGGCTTACGGAATCCGGGCTGCGTTCTCCGTGGCCCAGGAATCAATCGAGAATACTCCGGACGGCCCCCAGTTGACTATCCTTTTGGTGGCGAAAAAGTGACCCTGGATCTGATGTTTCTCGCGCGGAATCGATTGGAATATACGCGGGAATCGCTACGCCGAATCCGCCAGAATACGAACTGGACGCTGGTTGCCAAGTTTGTGATTTACGACGATGGCTCCGTAGACGGCACGCTCGGATTTTTGCGTGAACAAGCTCTGGAAATGGGCGCGGAGTTGCGGCAGACGCGATTCGGTTCGGGCATTGCGGCCAAAAACGATTTCATCGAAAGGTCTACCGCTGACGTAATCGCGACCATCGACAATGATGCGATGTACCCGCCGAGATGGTTGGATCTGAGCATCGTCGTAATGCAGAATCATCCCGAGTTGCAAATTCTCTGTCTTGAGAATTATCAAAACCTCAAGGGGGACCTTCCGCACTCTTACCAGCGAGAAACTTTCGGCGATGGTCTATTCCTGGCCCGGCGCGATTGTTTCCGGGGTAGTCTTCCCATTCCCGTCGGAACCTATTTCGGGCTCCAGGCGTGGATAAGGCAGAATGAGGTGGTGGTCGGGTGGATAAAACCATCCATCCCCGTGTTCCTGTTGGATCGAGTCCCGGCAGAGCCGTGGCGCTCGCTGGCCGCTCAATATGAGACTGCCGGATGGCAGCGCCCGTTGACCGGCGTGCGGCCCTACACGGATCAAGATGCCCACCTCTGGGGATGGTGCGGATGGTCTGGAGTTCTCCAGCCGTGAGAGTTGTCGCCGTAATGCCGGTGCGGAACGAGGCGGACATTCTGCCGTGGACGATTCAGCACCTCGTTGACCAGGGCGTCGAGGTGTACGTCATCGACAATTGGAGCACGGACGGCAGTTGGGAAATGCTTTCCTGGCTGCCGATCAGCGGGCGGGAGCGGTTTCCGTCGAGCGGTCCCGAGGATCGCTATAACTGCCTCTCCATGCTACACCGCGTCGATGAGGTGGCCGCCGCGTCCAAGGCTGATTGGTGCATCTTCCATGACGCCGATGAGATTCGGCGCAGTCCGCGGCCAGGCGAAACTATAGTCCGCGGACTTCAGCGGGTAGAGGCCGAAGGCTACAACGCAATCAACCACAATCTGTATCTGTTCCGGGCAATTGACGACGATTATATTGGCGATCCGGAAAGACACTTTTCCTATTACACCAGGACGCACGTCGACTGCGGGCTGAACCACGTCAAGGCCTGGAAGAACACCGGCAGGTTGACCGGTCTGGGAACGCGGGCGGCCGGTGGCGGGCACGCCTTCGGCTTTGCGGGGATGACAGTCCATCCCCAAAAGTGGGTCCTAAAACATTACCCGATTCGGGGGCAGCGGCATGGCGCCCGCAAGATGGCCGAGCGGCTGAGTCGCTGGAACCTGGAAGAACGGTCTTGGGGATGGCACGTCCAATATAAGGGATTGTCGCCGGGCTCGAATTTCCTCCACGATCCGAACACCCTCCAGTGCTGGGAGGATGCGGTAGCGCCAGTGACTATTGTTACCATGTCGCGATTCAAGGACATTTTCCTGCGACTGCATGAATGCATCAATCAATACGCCCCCACGTTCCCATGCCTGATGGTATCGGATGGCGATTGGGTGTCGCCTTCTCCCTGGACGGTGGTGCGTGGTAAGCGTCCGTTCGTTTTCGCGCGCAACTGGAACGTCGGCATCGAAGCCACCGATTCGGATTCGGACGTACTGTTTACCAATGACGATGTGATTTTCAGTCAGCCAGGCACCGTCGACGAGTTGCGCCGAGCGGCGTACTCCAAAACGAGTATCGGGATCGTCTCTCCACAGATGGCGGGGAACGCAGCGAACCCAATGCAGATGTCTGGCTGCAGACTCCGTGAGGTCACGGTTACTCAACATGAGTTGGCATTTGTGTGCGTCTACATCAAACGCGCGGTATTGAGCGCGGTTGGCAAAATGGACGAGAGATTCACGGGCTACGGTTCCGATGATTTCGACTTCTGCCGGAGGGCCCAGCAGGCGGGGTTTACGCTCGCGGTCACGCCAAAGGTCACGGTGATCCACGGGCATGACAACAGCAATGGCTCGACCTCCTATCGCCGGATCATGTCCGATTCCGACTGGCGCGAGTCGATGGCCGATATGAATCGGGTGCTGGAGCAGAAATGGGCCTGACGCTCGTGTCCTGCATCTGCCCCACTACCGAGCGGCGCCGGGAATGGCTGCCGCGCGCCATCGACAGCTTTCAGCAGCAGAGCTGGCCCAACAAGGAAATGTGGATCATTTCCGAGGATGAGTCCGTGGGGTTGATCCCAGTTGGCGACCCGCAAGTGCTCTTCCGTTTTGAGCCTCGGCGCTGGATGAGCCTTGGGGAAAAGCGAAATCTGTGCTGCGAGCAAAGCCGCGGCGAGATAATCTGCCACTTCGATGATGACGATTACAGTGCCCCGGAGCGTATTGCCGATCAGGTTAGACGCCTCCAGCAGACCGGCAAGGAGGTAACCGCATACCACACGATCCTGGTCCGCGAAACACGCGATATCCGCGTGGTGGAGAACGGCAAGGCCCGGCCGACCTCGGGCTGGTGGAGGCTCCACAAGACCGACGGCCTGGTGACCGGAACGTCTCTATGCTACCGCCGCGAATGGTGGCAGGGACATCGATTCGAAGCGGTGGGCTGCGGGGAAGATGATCGTTTCTGGGCCGCCGCCGAGCAGGCTGGCGCCGCGATAGCCGTTGATGGCCGCGATCTGCTCTACGCCACGAATCACGCCGACAATGTGAGCGGGCGCGTGATCGGGGGCCTGGCCTGGGAAGAATTGGCGGGGAATCCGTACATGCGGCGTTTTCATCGCGCCGAGGAGGCGCTTAGATGATCGAGGGTGGACTCAAAGCGCTGGTCCAGCAGGCTATCGCATTGGCGCTCCCTGGTGTGCCGGGCGGCTTCGCCGTTCAGTTACCCAAGGATCAGATCTCCCCGGCCTCGGCGATGGCTTGGACGTACCGCTGCATCGTTGCCGAGCCAACGTACACTCTCCAGGGCCAGGACCCGTTTACCGGCTTGGAACTTCAGATCGATTGCCATGGGTATGCGATGGCCGACGCTATCGCGCTCGCCCGGGCCATCGACGGGGTTTTGCGCGGCGGCTATTCGGGAGTGCTGCCGGACGCCGATCACACAGTGGTACAGGGAATCTTCCGCATGGCGCCCTTTATTGACGGATTCAGCGATGCAAATCGTAGTTACGTGCGGACGCTGGAATATCTCGTGAATTATGAGCAAATTTAAGGAGAAGACATGGCTTACACTTCGACTCAGGCCCAGAGTGGCAACGGAATCATTCTGGCCATCAACACAGGTACCCTCAGTTCCGCGATCTGGACAACGATCGGAGAAATTACCGATCTCGCCCAATCGGGGAAAACGAACAAATCGGATGACGCCACAAACCTGCAGAGTTCGGCGGAGGAGTTCATCCCGACGATTCTTACCCCTGGCTCCTGGGGAGTGACCCTCAACCGGATTTCCGGAGACGCCGGCCAGGCGGCGGTTCTCGCATCCTTCAACGCACTTCCGCCGACGATCAAGCAGTATAGAATCACGTTGCCCAAGGCGGCCGGCCAGAGCACCAGCGGGGATGCTTTCGCGTTCTCCGCTATGACCGAGGAGTTCAACGACCTCGGGACCGTGAAGGCCGACAAGAAGATCTCCACACTGGCGAAGCTGAAGGTTTCGGGACCGGTCGTTCTCACCGTCGGCAGCTAAAATGGCGAAGCATAGCGTTGCCGGAACGGCGGCGGATCCCACCATCGAATTCTCGGAGCTGAAACTGGACGGGAAGATTT